AGCAGCTACAGGAGCAGCAATGTCTACTGGTGATGATACAGGTGCATCGACACTCCCCTCAGGACTTAACGGAGCAATCGCTGTAACTATTCCAGACCTAAGCTCTTCTACTCAAAATGCTGTATTAGTTCAATTTAAGGCGGCAATTGAATCTGCTGCTGGTCATAATGGAAAGATTTTTGTTTCAGAAGTCCCTACTCAGGCTGATGGAAAACAAGCAATTACTCTTTTCCAAGCAACGGCTGGAGCAACAGGTAACACAGTTCATGATGAAGAAGAAGGCGGCGTTGGTGAAGATCTTGATGATATTACAGTAACTGACTTTTCTGGAGGAACAGGAAACAAACACGCAACTTACAACTTTACCATAGAGCCGGGATCTTCTGGAATGCCTCTTGACAACATTGATAATGCAGCGGCTGTTAAATTAGCTGTAGAAAAAAACTTTATGCAGTTTGCTAAAAAAGTAAAGTAAGGATAATCTATGGCTTATAATCAAATAGTAGCAGATTCCTCTGTGCCAAAGATTACTTTTAATAGCCCTATTCTTTCTATTAAAGGGAAGCGACTGTTTGAAGGTAATGATAGTGCTTCGGCTGAAATTACTGTTGCAGGAACCTTAGCTGGATCTAACGGAGAAACTTTTGTTTTTAATTCTCTTTACGATAGTGTTATTTATGGTACGGGGGTTCAACCTACAACTCTTACAACAGATAGTAGCAAAACAATAGCTCAAAGTACATCAACTTTAGTTGGAACTTCTGATATTTCGTCTTTAGAAGACTCAGCAGAGGCTATTTTTAA